GGCGAGGTCCGTGAAGTCATAGCGCAGAGCGTAGCGACCGATGGTCAGCGTGGCCGCGGTGGAGGTGAGCGTCGTATTCGCGACGACCGCACCGTCGCTCGCCGAGGCGAGGAGGTCGGAGCCGTCGAGGCCGATGATGGGCACCTGGAGGGCAGCGGAGCCGCGCCCGGCCATGTTGCCGAAGTTCACGATGCTCGGGTGGTTGTGCAGGCTCGCGCGGTCCGCCAGCTTGAGCTGGATCTCCTGGGCGAGGACGGCGGCAACGCGGGCGTTGCCAGAGAGAGTCGAGTATTCGGTGAGAGCCATAGTGGCGTACCTCTGAGATGATGGTTTCTCGTCATCCCGGCATCGCTGGTACGGGGCTCGACCCGACGGGTACGCGTAGACTAGCGCATCGCTCGCCTACGCGCACGCGTCGAGGTGCTAGCGGTCGAGGCCGAGGATGGCAGCGCGTGCGGCTTTGTACTCGGCGGGGCTCATGCGCGAGATCGCCTCGGGCGAGTACTGCGACGGGGCCCCGCTAGGCGCGTTCGTGACGCCAGCGTTCGCGGGAGGAGGAGGTGTCGTCGGCGTCGTCGGCGCAGCGGCAACGGGAGCGGCCTCGGGCATGTACGCGCGCACGGCCTTCGGGAGCTTGTCTCCCGCGAGCCACTCCCCAAGGGCAGGGCGCCCTTCAGCCGGTAGACGGTCGTACGCCATCCGCACGAAGTCCATCCCCTCCTGGTCGGTGATGCCCCGCGAGAAGAGCTCGCGCTCCGTCTCCCACTGCGTACGCGCCTGAGAGAACTTGGTCTCCCACTCCGTCGCGCTCGCCTTGTAGGTGTCGGCCTGCTTGACCATCTCGCTCTGCTGGTCGTAGCGGCTCTGCAGCTCAGCCATCTGCTCGCGCAGCATCTTCCGCTCCGCGCTCAGGCTGCGGATGCGTTCCTCGGCACGCGAGGTGCCGACCTCGTCGGGGATCGTGGTGTCGTCGGGCATAGTCACTCCTTGCGGGTTGCTTCGTAGGCCCGCAGAACGCGCCTTGCCCAAGCGCGTCCCGAGTCGCCGCCCCAAAGTAGCCAGGCGATGCGACCCGCGGAGGGGTAGCCGGGAGCCCCTCGCCGTGCGGCGGGAGCCTCTAGGTCAATCTCATGTCGGTCGAAGTACGCCACCATGCGGCGGAGCGTCTCGACGCTCACCACCTTGCGCTCGGCCAGCTGGGTCGCGCGTCGTGCGCCGATAGCCGTACCGCCGCGGTTGAACTCAGCGCGGAGCTGAAGGCCGCGGCGTGCCTCGGCTGCGACCGCGGCAGGCGCGCGGAAACCTGCACGCGCCCCCTCCTCGAGGAAGCGGCGCAGCACTGCCGGATCCGTTGCCGCCAAGAAGCGGCGCTGGCGCTCGCTAACTATCGGCAAGCGGTCCATCCGAGGTGGGTTCGTCGCCCTCCTCCTCCTCGGCAGGTTCCATCTCCGCGGCGGGAGTCATGCCCTCCTCGGGCTCTTCCATCTCCGCGGCGTCCTCGGCCATCTCGCGCGCCTTGTTCATCGCGTCGATCTCGGCGAGCATCGCCGCGGCGTCCTGTTCCGTCAGAGCGTCGTCGAAGAGGCGCAGGGCGTCGATGCGCGTCATGAGGCCCGCGTCGAGGAGCTCAAGGGCGTGCTTGCGTCGCGCGTCCAGCTCGGAGCCGGACAAGGGGATCGAGCGATACTGCACCGAGTAGCCGCCCTCCGGGTACTGCGTGCCGAGGACGCGGTTCAGAAGGATCGCCGCCTTCATCACGAGCTCCTCGTCGCTCTCCCTGAAGCTCTGCGCGTAGGACCGTTGCGCCTCGCGCTTGCCTTCGTTCGACAAGGCGATGGCGTACCCAGAGCGCGCCGTGCCGCCCATACGCTGGATGTCGGCAGGGGAGACGCCCGCATCCTGGGCGAGGCGATTCGCGCAGGCCGCGATGGTCTGCTCGAGGATCGTCACGTCCTGTCCGGCCTGCCACTGCCCGATGACGGGTTGCTGCTCGTCCGTTGCCCGAAGCATGAGCACGGTAGCCGGGTCCGACACGACCTCGCGCCGCGCCGACGAGACGCCGCCCTCTAGCGTGGCGCCCTGGGGCTCCGCGCCGACGATGTACCGTTGAGGCCACGACGAGTCCTTGATGGCGTGGAAGAGCATCGAGTAGGACACCGCGATGTTCAGCGACCCCTCAACGACCTCGACGCCTTCGTACGCGTCCCACAACCGGTCGCCGATGCGCTCCGCATGGTACAGGACGTAGGGCAGCACGGGGCGCCCGTCGTTCCGCCGGTACGGGTAGGCCGCGCCGGAGTAGCTCCCGCCCAGGTAGATACCGGACAGGTCCTCGCCCATCTTACCGCCGTCCACGTAGGCGCGAACTTCGTAGATGGGGTTGTCCGGATTGGAGATGTCCAGCACGTCCCACGTCCACCGCGGCTTGCCATCCACGTCCAGGCGCTCGCGCAGTTCGCTCACCGACACCGGGTAGTCGGGCCGGTCGGCGAAGGACCGCGCGACGGTCATGTCCGGAGCAACAGGCCGGAACGTGAGACGCCCATCGGCGGCGACGTGGATGCGCTGCCAATACTCACGGCATCCAACGACCAGCTGCTGAAATCGGTTCATCGTCGCCCAGAGGCCCGACCGCGCCACCTTGTCGACGAGGTCCACCGCCGCGGGCATGCGCGTCGGGTGCGTCACGTCGGGAGGCATGACGTAGAGGGCGCTAAGCGAGCGGGCGATCTGCCGAAAGATGTTGGACGACATGTCTGGGTACCCCCAGGCAGCCTTGCGAACTGTCCCGAGGTGGATCTGTAGACGGTTGTGCAGGTCCTCCTCCCACGTCCCCTCGAGGAGGCGACGGCGCAGGCGCGTGTGCTCAATGCGCCGGATCTCGTAGGGCTCGCTGGAAATGACGGGGACTTGGCTCATCCGATCCTCACCGCTTGCGGGACGTATAGCCGGCGCGTGACCAGCTCAACGGCACCATAACGCAGGCTATCGATCCCGTGTTTGTGCGCGTCGTCGTCGCCTTCCCACAGGCGCAGGTCCTCGATCAGCTGCTTGCACCGGGGATGCACCGTGAAGTCGCCGCGCAGCATCGCCGAGTGCAGAATGCGCGACCCCTCGTAGATGGACCCGGCGGGTTTCCACGCGGTATGGATGCGGAACCCGAGCGTGCCGATCGGGAGCCGGAGCTCGCGCTCAAAGCCCTGGATGAGCAGCGCGTTCGACTTCTTGCCGCCCCACCGCTTGCCGCCGTGCTTGCGGTCGCCGACCCAGCGGTCCACGCTCTCGATCCGCATGTTGTTCCGACGTAGCATCCCCAGGATGTCGCGCGCGTCCTGTTCCGGGGTCGTCGCGCCCGTGGAGATGCTCTGGTCTAGGACCCAGAAGCGAGGGTTCCCCTCGACGCCACCCTCGCGTGAGACGACAACCAGAGTCGCTACCTGCGACCCGCCCTCGGACCCGTGGTCGATGCCGATGCCGACCTGGCACTCGCCTTCGGGCAACAGGTCCGACGCGTGCACCGCGGGGTCGAACGCTTGAAACACGCGGCCCGCGGCGAAGCCCGAGTCCCAATCGCCGTGGATGCGCTGCCGCCGTTCCATCGGGAGGACCTGCGACTCGAGGCGGTCGATGTCGGCTTGCTCGAGCAACGGTCGCCCGCCGATGGGCGTGGTGTTCTCCACCGTCAGCGGGAAGTGCATGTCCTGAACCACGCCGCGTTCAGCCAGCTCCTTCAACCAGCCCAACGGAGCGCCTACCGGGGTGAGCGTCACCGCGATGCGCCCGCGGTTTCGCATGACGCGCGGGGCGAGCTCGGACCACACCTCCTGCGGAGGCGGCTCGTCAATCAGCACGTAATCGATGGTCGACCCGGCGAGCGCGAGAGCGCCTTGGTTCACGGTGCGGATGCGGAGGACGGACCCGTTCCGGAACCGGACGATCGGAACCTTGCCTTTGAAGCCGCGACCGGGGATGAACTCCGTATCCGGCTCGATCGCGTCCTTGGGCAACAGGTTCCACAACTTCTGCTGGATGCCCAACGACTGTTCCCAGCTGACGACGACGATCCACGCCTCGATCGGCGCGGCGCGGACCAGCGTCCAGGGATGCGCGCCGAGGCAGCGATAGATGCAGTCGACGAGGCCCATCGTCGTCTTCCCGACCTGGTTCCCCGAGCGCGCTAGCTTGATGGGCGCCGTGCTCGACAGGAAGGTGAGCTGCGGCTTCGTCGGCACGAAGTAGGCGAGCGGGTCGGCGACGGCTCGGCGCTGCAACGTGTCGAGCCCGGTGGCGAGGGCCGCTAGGTTCACCCGTCCGTCCCGGTGACGAGACGCAGGGGAGACCCTCCGCGCCGCATGGCGATGGCCTCCTCAAGGCGCTCGAGGTGGGGAGCCGGCAGTTGCGCGATTGCCTGCACGATGATCCCGAGCAGCTGCTCGTCCGACATCGTGTCGTCGGGACGGTTGGCCTTCTCGATCGCCGCGTCGAGGTCCACGCGCGTCTGGAGCGCCCGGAGTTTCAGCGCGCTGCACGCCTGCCAGCTGCGCGAGTCGATGGCGTCCTGCGCCGCTTGCTCTAGCTGGACAAGTGAGGCCGTCAGGTATTCGATGGTCGTCATCGTCGGGGCGAGGGCCGCGTCGAGCTTCTTGTAGGCGCTGCGCTTGTTTGCGGCCATTTCGTCCCCTTTTGGGTCAAATACCGTGGATAGCGAGAAAAAGTCGAGGCTAACGAG